CTAACCCACTGATTTTAATAAGTCTCTTGTGTCACTTTGGTGACCATGGGACATCATTGGGACATAATCTGCCAGCTTCTGATTCAGCATTGCGATCTGTTCTGCATTACTGTCAGTCATCCATGCTCCGTATACATTGAACACCATCTGGGCACTTGCATGGCCCATCTGGCTGGCAATGAAGCTTGGATTTGCTCCGGCAGATAATGACCAGCACGCATAAGTGTGTCGTGACTGGTATGCTTTCCGGTGCCTGATGCCCGCACGCTTAATGGCTGTTTCCCATGAGTCGCCAATAGAATCTACCTTGTAGATAAAACCGACCTGTTTGCTTTTTCTAACCACCTGGGGGTTAAATACGAAAGTACATTCATGATTCACTGAACGCCCATATTCACGTAGTTGAACCTTGATGTGGTGCTGCTTACCCAGTCTTGTCATTTCAGCCTGATTTTTCAGGACACTGATAGCGGGCTGGATAAGATGCACAACCCTGTTTGTACTTGCTTCAGTTTTAGGTAGAGTGAACTCACCGAGTTTCGTATAATTGCGCCTGATAGTAATAGTTCCTGCTTTCAGATCGATATCTTCCCAGGCCAGGGAGACCAGTTCACCGTGACGCATTCCTGTGTACACAGCCAATGACCACAGGTTTTTCGTCTGCTGATGTCGGCAAGCATCTATCAGGCGAATAAATTCGTCACGAGTTAGCGGATCTGGCTCTGCCCTGGCTCTTTTAAGAGGCTTAATTCCCTGGAAAGGATTTGCTTCTAAGTAACCGTGATCTGCAGCAAACTGAAACATTCCTGCGATTGTCGTCATGTAATAATTTACAGTAACGACGCTCCGTCCTTTTGCTGCTGCTTTGTTTTTCGTTGAATTCTGATATCCGGTCAGCAAATCTTTCCTGATATACAGCAATTCCTCTTTAGTTACCGATGACACCAGTCTGCTGCCTCCAATTTTCGGAACCATCGTTCTTGCAACGGATTCATAGCGATTGAATGCATTTGCAGAGATTTCCATTCGTTTCAGATCCAGCCACTTTTCTTCAAGTTCCTTCACCGTAATTTCTTTTTTACTTACCCCAAAAGCCTTGAGGTTAGGAGAGTCAGGGAACTGCGCAGCGTAATCAAAGTTTCCTGTACGAATAGCAAAACATACAGATGTCCGCAGCTCTCCGGCGATCTTCCTGTTCTTGGCAGTGTCAGGGACACCAAGATTTTCCCTGACACGTTTACCTTTAAAATTAAACCAGATGCGTAATGTGCCACCGTGGTTTTCGACGCCTGTTGGATATTTGACTTTATCCATTGATACCTCCAGACGCCCAAGAGCGATACGAGCTTACATACTTCATGGCATTAAATCACCCAGGTTGTTTGTTTTTCATTGAAGCGACCCAGGCATCTATTGCTTTTCTGTTATACATACATTCACTGGAAGGCTTTGGATTACCGTCTGGTGATACGTGAATATACTCTCTTCCAACCATCCAGCATTCTTTCCGGGCCCGAAGAATTGTGCCTGGTTTGAGCCCGGTAATTGCGATTAGAACGCTTTCACAAACCCATTCATTGGGAGCCAGTTGAATCACATTGCCCATGCATTACCTCACACAACACTCAGCCCACGGCAGTGGCACCACACTTCAAACATTCGTTTCACAATTTCACGACAGTAGAAACCGTCAACATCTCGTGTCAGGTCATAGCGATTGCCGTAACGCTGGTGGACCCATCGTTCAAATGCTTTATTCATTCTTTACTTCCTTTTCATGGCTCGTAATTTTTTCAGATGAGCTTCCTGCTCTGTTTCTGCCAGAATTTGTCGGTATTCCTGGTGATCGATCCGTTCAAACAGTTCATTAAAATCGTTTATTTTTACCGACTGTGTTCGCCCATCCATTCTTCTGTACAACACAGTGTTGTTTATGCAGCGAATAATTTTTATCGGGTAGCCAGCACTATCGGTGTATATCTGACCACGTTGAATCAGAGCGAACATTCCTTTATCCCCAGCGGAAAAGCGAATACAGAATAAATGCCACCGCTATTGCAACTCCTACTGCGGTGAATGCTTCAGGCCAATTCATCATTTCACCTCCACGCCGATCCCGGCAATAACACAATCCCGTTTAATAGCTTCTTTCACCCAGCGTTTATAGGTTGCCGGATGGAATTTTGCGTTTTTTCCGGTACCGCTCCAGAATGCCTTTGATGTGATATCGGGCAGGGTGATAGTCAGGCCTTTCTTCTTGCTGCTTTCAGAACTTTTGCAAAAAGTTAATGCGTCGCGTAGTTCTTTAACGCACGCATAGTTTTCTGCTTTCTCTGGATCGCCGGTACGGTGTTCAGCTTCTTGTCTGCACCATTTGAGGACTTTCTCAGCGGCTGCGTGGAGACGCTGACGTTGCCAGTCGTATGTGTCGACCAGCCCATATGCGTGATCCTTTGCTTTGCTTAATTCAGCTACGAGGCATTCGGAATCAATCAGATTATTTTCCGCAGCGGAAAGTGCTTGTTTCAGTCGCTCGATTTCTTCAGCCATGTAATAGCCTGTTTTACTCTAGGTATCGACATCATCGTCACTCATATCCAGTTCCATCGACGCCATCAGAACGGCGTCGTGATAGTTCTGGCTACCGCAGGTGATTGTAACGGCGTAGGAGTCACTATTTTCTCGCTTATGGATAAGTACAACTGGGTTTTTGATCTTGCCCACCCCGCACCTCAGTAATTCATTAAAAATTTATATTCAATCAGCGTACCGAAAACGACGGACGCCAGCAGCAGACTAAACAGTATGGACAGGAGGAATGACTTCATCACTTTGCCTCCCGCTGTACGATTTTGTAGGCGCGCAGGATGTCGCGTGTTTTTCCTGACAACGATGACTTAACCCAGAAAAAGCCGCTGCGGTTTTCAGAGATCCCCTGTACATTAAACAGCACCGCATCAACAACGCGGTTATGCTTTTGCAATGTCAGGCAGGAACTGGTGATCACGATGTTCGCTACGGCGCCATAGTCCTGGTATTGGATTTTCATTTACATGTTCCCCATAACGGTATCGCTCATGTCGTTGACCATGCTCTGCCAGATTTCTTTGCCGCTTTGCGTCAGCTCGTTTCCACGAACGCATTTGCTTAACAGTTGAATACCAACGGCTTCCCATTGGGGGTAATTTTCTTTGATAGCCTTCAGAGCATAACCATCGATTAAGTCCCTGATGCCTTTAACCCCACCGATGATGTTTACTCGTATGGATTGCCCATTGACATTAATCAGGAAATGACCACCGCTGGTGGCGGATATGTGGTTGTGCAGTGCCGCCGCATACTGATTTGCCAGCGCATTGAGGCGGAAATTTTGTGTAATGAGTGACATTATTTACCCTCCCAACCAATCACCTGAAACAGCCCCATCTTCGGGTGATACCAGCGGGTACCACGTGGCTCTGCCTCTGACATCATCTGATGAAATGCTTTCATGAATGGCTCCAGCTCCACGATAGCCCGGCGCGAAAGAAGACCATCTGGTGTCATAAATTCGTGCGTATCGGTTGGGATGCTGTAGGCATTGACCAGATTGCGGCACTTAGCATCAGTCATTCCGCTTTTGGCGACCACCTGGCGATAACCGACATATCCGGCGCGCATATTTCCGCGTTTGATGGTTTCCACCGCTTCTGTGACTGTTTCGAGCTGTTCTTCCACATGATTCAGGCGCTTCTGTTGACGAACAGCGTCGGCGGCTATCGCAGCGATCATCTCGATTTCCGTTAGCGGTGTGCGAGTGCGGAAGTAGCTGTTAACCAGTTCGCGCTGAACCTGCCAGGCAAGGGCGTCATTGAATGGCTTCGTCAACATCAGGTAACCTGATTCAAAAAGTACAATCCCTGATGGTGCAAATTTAGAGAATGTTCCTTCCGGGAGGTCCGTACGTATTACGTCCGCACCTAATTCGGCATAATCCACACCGCTGATGAAATGCTCACGGTTTCGGTTGAATGCTGCACGCGCTGTTCCTTCCGGTCGCTGGTGGACTTCATCAATCATCGCCAGCGTCACAACACGCTGACCGCGATATTCGACTGCCGGAAGCTGTTTGTTATTGATCGTTACTATGTTCATTTTCGTCCACCTCAGTGCATAACCGGCATGTCTGGCATACCGTCTTTCTGAATCAGTTCAATGAAGCTGTCATGTAGTATGTTGAGTCCCTCCCGGCCCATCGCTGACAGCCTGAATCCGCATTTCTCGTCAGTTACAACCATGTCCTGATACATACGCAGCGCCATCTGCTGGCCAACGTCAGGCCCGTATTTTTCAATTGCGCCCGCCTCGATATGGTTAGCGAGCGCGAAGCGCTCAGACCATGGATAAATGCTGATTGAACCGGGTTTTCCTGTGTATACAACGGCTGTATCTACGCCGCCCTTGTCATTCTGAACATCGACAGTCCCGTTCTTCTCCTGCTCCTCAGCAATGAACACGGCGACAACAAGCCAGCGCCATAGGATGATTTGTTTTTCAATACACGGCATAAACCAGCCGCTTTCAATCCCTTCCATAATGCAAGCTATCAGATCGAGCCCGTCCGGAATTCGTTTGTCATAGTTACCGTTGTCGATCTGGCGAACCGCAGTTGAATAACCAATAATTCGATTACCAAAACGGATGCCTGTTAATGTAGGTTCAGGGGTAATGGTTGAATTAATCATCAATACTCTCCTTTTGGTTTGAAGGTTTATTGTTCATTTCCGGTCCTTAACTTTGCTGTATCGTTCATGGCTCATTACTTCCCAGTTCTGGCCGCCGTCTCGGGACAGCAGCCGCCAGCGGCGATTAACCCTCAGACTCAGGTTTCCGGAGCCGTGCATACGACAGGGATGAATTCGTCTGGCTCTGAACTGGCGGAGAACACGGACCGCCTGCAGGTGCACCCACTCAGGAATTCGTATTGCTGTTAATGTCACCGATTTCCTCCAGATCAGGAGCGATTACCTGATATCCCGCTTTCTTTGCTATCCATAAGAAGGTATCCATGCTGGCAATCATCTCGTTATTGTGAACTTTACGGGTATTTATTACCTGACCATTTTCAATCGTCATAATGATCTGTACTTTTTCGTGTATAAGAGGGGATAAATCAGACATCAGTTAATTCCTCCACTGATATATTTCTCTTTTACGTAGTCAACAACCTCTTTTAAAAGGCCGTCCACTATCAGTTTCCCTGATTCAGTGAGATATTCCGTGTGTTGATTAATACCGATGGCATTCTGGTATGCGGTACGGATTGTTGCTTCTCCTTCCGTCCGTCCATATTCAACACGGGTAAGACCCTCAAATCGTAATAACAACTGGTTCATGAACTGTTCAGTTATTTCTATCGTTGTTATTTCTCCGTCCGGGAGGTCAACGACGAGCAGATTACTACCTGTTTTACGTTGCATCCGCCGGAGTGCCGCTGTTACCATGCGGCGACGATCTTTATAAATGGTTGTACATGCCATTTGTTATTTCCCGTATGCTTTTCTGAGAAACAGTATTGCAACTGACCAGTATCCTGCATTAGCCATTAATAATGCGGTTTTATAAGCGTTTCTATTTTTCATGCATCACCATTATTTTCTGGTTGTGGAAATCCACGACCAGAGGCCGTCATGTTTTTATGTGTGATTTTTTACTGAATGTTCTTTATTCGTTGCGTAGTGTTTCTATATACTCGTAAGCCATTTCACAGGTCTTATTCATGGAGCGAATGAGACAGCATAAATAATCGTCTGTCTCTCCTTGGTCGGGCGAATTCTTAAATATAAATTCAAGCATTGATGTATTCTCTTTTATTTGTGCCGCCACTTCCTCAAGAATATTTAATGGAGTTATCATGTTCTTTGCTCCTTAAATGCATCGCATGCGCTTCTGGCGTATTGTTGTGCCAGTAAAAAGATATCATCCGAAAGTTCATCACATTCTTCATCACCGGAAGCCGAAATGATTAACCCCGCTTCAAGCAGTACGGCAATGTGATGAAAAGCTGTCTCCGGTTCGTTGGTAAGGCCTTTGAACATTTTCATCTTATGCTTCCTCCTGATTTTGTTTATAAGCATCAGTCAATAACAACATTGGATCACAGCCAAGAACATTAGCCAGAGGGATAAGCATGCTGATGGTTGGTTCGTACTCTCCGCTTTCCCACTGGATGATGATTTCTTCATCGAGGTCGAGCAGTCTGGCGAGTTCGGCTGTTGTTAAGCCGCAGTCTTCGCGTTGGGTACGAAGACGGTTGTTGATTGCAGAATTTTTGTTCTGTAAAAGCATTGCTGACGATAGCTTTCTGGATATGCTATTTGTCATATCCCATGCCAGTCCTGCGCATGACTCTATATCGCTAGAGAGCGTAGCATCTGGTGTTGCTTTTGCTATTAGTGTAATGAGGCTGCCGAGGTTTTTCAGTTCTTCGAGACAGTCAAGAGTTGTAGCTTTATTGATCATGAGATGATACCTCAGTTACGAACTTTGCTTCATGGTAACTAAGGTATCAAGGTGTGGCAAGTGATTTTTGATACTTTGGTTTCTTTTTGTGTTTTGTGTCTGGTCAGAAAATATCCCACCTGGCATCAACCACAACACCTACTATTTCGCAATCATTGTCCATTTCTATGATTGGATATTGTGGATTAAGGGGCTTTAGAAACGCCTTTCCCATTTCAGAAATATATTTTTTGAATGTTGCTTCATTGGTAGATTTTTTTCTGGCGATGACGTAACACCCTGAAAAAACTTCTTTATCTGGGTTGACAAGGATCGACATTCCTTCAGGAAATGTTATTCCTACGGGCGAAGTCATTGAGTCTCCGTGCACTTCCAGCCAGAACCCCCTCTCTCCAGCGTATTTTACAGAATGCCTCCAATTATCCTGATCATACATGTTGTAGTCATCACCAGCAGTTGCGAATAATCCTGCCTGAACCCAGTTAATTACAGGGTAAGAGTGTGCTGTGTCTCTCTGTGGGCAGCTCTTAACATTATTTTCCCAATGCTTATCTTTTTCATCTCCGTTCTGAAGCCACTGCGGTGAACACTGCAGTGCAGCTGCGACTTTAAAAAGGGTGTCACCGTTGAAACTTTTTGTAAGGCCTTGCTCGGCTTTACTGATTGCAACTCTGGTGACCCCTGCTTTTTTAGCCAACGCATCTTGCGTTAACCCAGCTTTTTGTCGTGCGTTGATGAGGCGTTCACCTAAAGATTTCATTTTTCTTCTCCTTTCATGGCTGCTGATACTAAAGTAACAGAATTTCTTGATACTTTGGATTCTCGCGTTTAACATTCTTGGATAACAGAGTATCCGGTGTGAGGCTAAAGAATGACCCTTTATGAAATATTAAAAACTCAATTTAAGACCAATGCCGCTATTGGCCGTAGGTTCCCAAAGAAAGGAAGGCCTCGTGGTAGTCAGGGAGTTGGAAAGTGGAAAACACGGGGCGTTCCGGAGGATGTTGCCATTCTCTGCCATCTGGATCCGAACATTCCATATACACATCCAAGCTTAGCGCGCACGGGAGAGGTGAAGGGCTTGTATGTCCCAGAATTACGTTCAGACAGAGATGCCATCTAGGTACTGCCAGGCAGACGAAGAGTGGATTCAGCAGCAGTTACAGGGGCTGCCTCCGTCACTGAGACGGAAGGTCGCCCTGAAATATGCGGAGGTATACGAAATCACTTTTGACGCTGAGCCTGTTTCATTCCGCAAGGAGAACAGAGCAAGGCACGAAGCAAACACAAGGCTCCGCTTGTTTGTGAGAAATCAGGGCAGAGCTTTACAGGGGTATACAACTCAGCCGCCCCTGGCAGGAACGCAATCGCGCTCCTGATTGGTACCGGGCTTAAAGGTGTCCGGTGGCTGAATCCCAAATCTCATTGCATTTGTGTACTAGCTAAGGAGTACATGCAAAATTCAGTGAGAGGAGGGGAGGGGGAGGAGTGCTCGTGTGTTAGTGCGAAGCACTGGAACAGGCTTTTCCAACAGACGGGTACATAGGTTAGGTAGATCTCGATCTAAAGGGGGATACCTCTGAAAAAACGGCTGTACCATAAAGCTAGTACAAAATGGATAAAAAAGTATGAGTGAAGACCTGAAGCAAAATTTAATCGCTCTCCTGGAAGAGCAATTCATTCGCTCCGATGACAAAGTCGTTTTCGATTATGTGATGCAGAAAAAAATCAAGTCTCAGGGATACCATCTGCAACGCAATTTCAGCATCAGCATTAGCGGTGGTCGTAAAGGGTTTATTGATTGCCTGGTTACATCATCAGACGGCCAGCAGTGTGCCATTGAGGTCGATAAGAAGTCTCCCCGCAACCGTTCGTTGATGAAGCTGGCTCAGCTACCTGAGGGGATGTCAGGCTTTGTCCTGCTCAGGGATGGTAAGCACCCTCTTCGATATAGCGAGAACGGAATTGACGTTATTCGTGCGACGAAATTTAAGTGAGTTGATTCGGAAAGGGGCTGGCAGCCTTTGGGGAGACCACCAGCCATGTGAGGAGGAATCCATGAAAACCACATCACAAAATTATTATCTCATCACTGCGGGGACAGCACAATGCAGCTGACAATCACGCCGAATTTTGCACAGGAGCGAGCGCTAAACATGTTGCGCCGTGACTGGAAGGCAAACGACACCTTCATGGTTTACTCGCCAACAGGTAGCGGTAAAACGGGTCTGGCAGCCTTCATCGTTGCTGGTTTTGTCAGCCGTGGTATGCGTGTTCTGTTCTGTGTTCCGTACACCATCCTGATTGGTCAGACGGCTAATCGGTTCGTGCAGTATGGTTTACCTGGAGATGAAATCGGTTATATCTGGGCGGATCACCCGAACTACGATCCGGACCGGAAAATTCAGATTGCCAGCGCTGACACGCTTATTCGTCGTGTTTTTCCTGAAAATATCGATCTGCTGATTATCGACGAAGCGCACCTGCGTAAAAAACGCATCCTGAAGGATATCGAACGTCTGCGCGGCAAAGGCGTAAAGGTGATTGGCCTGTCGGGTACTCCGTTTTCTCCGTTCCTGGGCAAATACTATGACCGACTGATTAAGCCGACCACCATCGGCGAGTTAATCCAGCGTGGCGATCTGAGTAAATACGAATTTTACGCGCCAACTAAGCCGGATCTGAAAGGTGTTAAAACCACATCTTCGCTTGAGTACGGCCGCGATTACAACGAAACACAGCTGGCTGAAATCATGTGCGGCTCTACGCTGGTGGGCGACATCGTACAGAACTGGCTGGAGAATGGTCGGGATCTACCTACCATCGCTTTCTGCGTCAACGTAGCCCACGCCAATTACCTGACAATCCAGTTTAACCTCGCAGGTGTTAACGCTGAGGTAATGACCGCAGACACTCCGGTAGATGAGCGCCAGACCATCATTCACCGCTTTGAAACTGGTGCAACGAAAATCATCGTTAGTGTGGGCGTTCTGGTGGCCGGCTTTGATAGTGACGTTCGTTGCATCATCTACGCCAGGCCAACAAAAAGCGAAATTCGCTGGTTGCAGGCACTCGGGCGTGGGCTGCGCACCGCACCGGGTAAAGAGTCCTGCCTTATCTTCGATCACAGCGGCACCGTGCACCGTTTGGGTTATCCGGATTCAATCGAGTACGACGATCTTCCCGGTAAGTCTGACGGCATGGAGGAAAGCGCGCGCCGCGCAGTTGAGGAACGGGCCGAAAAACTGCCACATGAATGCCCTCAATGCCACTACATGAAGCCAGCTGGCGTCTATGTTTGCCCTAAATGTGGACACAAGCCGCTGCGAGGTGAAGATGTTGATACTGACACTAGCCGCAAACTTAATAAGCTGGGTAAAAATCAGCATCAGTCGACGAAGACAGAGAAACAGTCCTGGTGGAGTCAGATCAAATTTTATCAGCGCCAGCGTGCTTCGCTGGGGCGTCCAGTCAGTGATGGATGGTGTGCTCACACTTTCAGGGAGAAATTCGGTGAATGGCCTGATGGGTTGAGCAGTTTCCCGATGGAAATAAGCCCAGAAGTAAGTAACTACATCAAACACAAGCTGATTCGGTTTGCCAAAGGCCGTCAGCGGACGCAGAGAACTATAGAAAAATTGCAGGCAACGATTCCTCTGTCTCAGGAACGAGGTGAGCGAAGCGAGATGCCAATAGGCACTGAGGCTTGGCGCATCATGCAAGCAAAGCAACAACTCCAGAAAAATATAAACAGTTTGAGTCAGTAAGATGAAAACAGCAGCTGCAGCGAAAGGCCGCTGGCCTGAAATATTAGAGCACTTCGGCTTGCCGCCGATAACAGGAAAAAATCACTTCAAGGGTGAATGCCCGGTATGCGGTGCACGTGGCAAGTTCCGAATTGATGACCGCGACGGTGCAGGAACGTGGATCTGTGTATGTGGTAGTGGCGATGGTATGAAACTTGTCACCCTGACACAGGCGAAGCCATTTAACGAGATTTGTACCGAAATAGACCGCCTGATCGGTAATGATTACCAACGGGTTAAAATCCCGGTAACCAGCAGCGCCACCAGCTTACGCAAACGGGTATTGAGCAAGTTTTCAAAACTGGAGGCACTGCGTGGTACATCCGGCGCAGCGTATCTTAATTCTCGTGGAATATTCAGTCTTCCTGCTGAGGCGATCCGGTTCAATGCCAGGCAGAGACACAACGGGAGTGTGTTCCAGTCTCTTTATTCACTTGCTACGGACGATAAAGGGGAGTTGTGCTATCTGCACCAGACTCTGCTTGATGGTGATAAAAAAGCAGATATCGGTAGCAGTGCAAAGCGCCTCAAATCCCTGCAGGAAGATAACTATTTGGATCACGCTCGTTCTGTAGCTATCCGCATGTTTCCTGTTGCTAGCACTCTGGGTATCGCCGAAGGCATCGAAACAGCGCTGTCAGCGCACCAGATTTATAACGTGAACACTTGGGCAACCATTAACAGCGGCTTTATGAAAAAGTTCCGCGTACCAGCTGGTGTTCTGCACCTGATTATTTTTGCCGACCGTGACGAGAACAGCGCCACCGGGCTGGCTGCGGCTTGCGAATGTGCTCATGCCAATCTGATGGCAAAGAATGACCTGCAGCGCGTGAGCGTGTACTGGCCGGATCACGATGATTTCAACAATATGCTCATGAACGGTGATCAGGTTCGAGAGCTGGTTTTCCATAAGAAAAAGGCGGTTGCGTAATGCGTACTGATAACAACGAACATAAAGCACTATTCACCATCCCGACGGCAGCGTACAGCTCCGCCCTCGCAAACATCAAGCCCCTGCCAGAGCAACGGAGAATCACCGGGCATAAGCAGACTGATGCTTATCTTTGGGTGCTGGAGGTTATCCGTCTGAACGAACCCGCACATCTGGATGCTGCTGAGGCTGCGCTGGTGAAAATTAAAATTTCCCCAAAAGAGGCCCAGGAACGCTATTCGCGTTATCTGCTGGCGAATGGTGGTGATCCTTTCCAGATTGCTTTCGGTACCATCGGCATGGATAACCCGGCACAGGCAATCAGGATCGCCCGGGAGAATATCAAAAAAGCAACATCAGTCAGGGCTACGTTTGGTAGCTATGAAGCAGCACTCGAAGATGTGGAAGCCGAGCGAGTGATCAAGTCTTCCCAGAAATTTATCGACGATCATCTCTGGGGCTGGACTGCAGCCGAGAAGACAGCGGGCAGAATTGATGGCATCCGTATGAATGAAATTGATGATCAGCGTCGTGCATATGTTGATGGCTATCGTGATGTACTGCCAGAGCCTCATACATTGTCAGACGTAGTTCGTGAGTTTGTTTACTGGGACTGGCTCTACAGTGTTCGCCACACTGCGTCTAAAGAACAGGGCGATGAGTATGGTTACTCTGAGCATCACGAATCGGTATATGACCGCGAGCGCTACCTTGAAAAATTGCTGATGACCATCAAACCGGTGACACGGGCTGAAGCCGTGGAGGTGTGTCGTTGGTTTTTGGCAAGCGGAAAGGGCGAATATATGAAAGACAATGGCGCGGCTGTTATTCTTAATCTGGTTGGGGAGTGTGAATAATGAAGCTTGAGGCATCGCTAAAATACTTCAGTCCTCAGGGAATGTATATCGGCGACGATGTGAAAGGAACCTCTCCGGAACGTCTTACAGGCACCGATGTTATGGCGGCTATTGGTACCACCAGCAATCGTGAGCGGTTTGGCTTGGCGGCCTTCTTCGGGAAGGCCGGTATCAGCAAGACTGATGAGCAGATGGCAGTCCAAGCGCTGGCGCGTCACGCGATGGAAATTGCACCGAAGAATGTGCGTAAAGCAGCTGGTGGTGAATTTGGCTGGTGTATGCTGGTACTGGCGCAGTTTGCTTTTGCTGAGTATTCCCGATCGGCAGACACCAGCGTAACATGCCATAGTTGCAGTGGTACCGGACTAACACCCCGTAAGCAGGTCATTCGTAAGGTTTCATACCCATGGGGTAAAGCACCATATTGGGCCAGTCGCTCCCGTGCTGTTCGACCGTCAGACTGGGAGAAATGGACAGAGGTAACGGAAGTTGTACCAGTCGTTTGCGATGTATGTAAAGGGAAGGGAGTGATAAGTGCCAGGTGTCGTTGTGGTGGAAAGGGGGAGGTACTCGACCGCAAAGCTACAAGCGAGCGTGGTGCACCAGTGTTTAAAATCTGCGAACGTTGCAGCGGAAATGGATTTTCCACGGTACCGTCTACCACAGTATATAAAGTTGTACTGAAGCGGATACCCGAGCTACATGTCAGGACATGGACGCGTAATTGGAAGCCGTTTCTTGATTCTCTGGTTGACATTTGCCACCAGGAAGAGCGTAAGGCCGATATTGCTTTTCAGAATGTGACAAGTTTTGGTGATGATGTGAACTAAGCTTAGGGTTTTTGCGACATTACACTTGATTTTGTCCGAATCTGTCATGTATGCTTTTAAGCATGTGGAATAATGCGTAAATGATTTTGATAGAAGCCCCTTTCGGGGCTTTTATCATTTCAGCCCTTTTAAAAAGCGTTCGAAATTATGGAATTCAAGTTCATCCGCTGTCGATGAGTATTTTATTTTGTTTGCGATGGGACGCAGATTTTTTTTAGTTAGGAATTTACTGGCTTCATGTTTCAGTTTTTTTAATCGCTTGATTCGTTCTTCGATTGAACTGGCAATTTTGGCAACATTAGAAATTTCTGGGCTTGGGGCTGTTTGTAGATCAATACACTGAATTTTTTTTAGATCTTCTTTGAGCGCAACAAAAAAATCACGAAGATTGTTTTCTGGTAAAAGAACATGACTAAATGATACTTTTCCTATGTAGAATTCACTTATTGCCTCTCCAGACTCGCGCATGTGTTCATTCATTGCGAACAGAATTGTTTTGGTATTCTTATCAGTTTCCACTTCAGAAAGGGTTACAAGGCCTGTCTGGCTCTTGGTCAAAAAACGAATTTCTGTAGCACCAAGTCTTCCGGAGTAATTGGAATTTTTACTATTTTCGATGGTAGAAGATAGATAATCTATTGTGGGTTTGATATTTCGTATCGTTTCAATATTTTTTTGCCACTCTTCACATTTACTTTTTGCGGTGCTAATAATTTCCCGATTGGTTTCGAGTTGCATAAATTTATTGAAACTAAGAACGTTTTCACCAAATTCCACACCAAATTCGTTTTTACCACATTTATTTCCGATGTTGGTTTCAATGCCACTAGATGTTTTTACAATATAACCCATTTGATGTGGTTGGTTGCAACCAGTTAGACCACAGTGGATTTCTTCTTTAAATTTGTAGTAACCAATTATCTCCTCAAGTTGTTGAACTCCTTTGTCTATAGTGGTGACAAAGTTTGGTCTGGATATAATTTCCTCCCAGTTTTCAAGTTTCTCGATGCCGTTTTCAGTTCTGAGAAAAATCATGAATCGCTCCATTTGAAAGTGGACCGTTTATTTTATCGGCATAAAAATGAGAACACCACAAGTTATTTTATTACCGAATACTTGGTAAAGATGGGTAACTTCGCCACACAGCTTAAACCCGCCGCCGTGCGGTTTTTTGTCTGCACAACAGGTAAGAGCATTCTCCCTTATGGGGCTTGGCTTAAATGCACTGAGTGCTCTTATCGTTGTGCTGAATTAAGCGAATACCGGAAGCAGAACCGGATCACCAAATGCGTACAGGCGTCATCGCCGCCCAGCAACAGCACAACCCAAACTGAGCCGTAGCCACTGGCTGTCCTGAATTCATCAGTGATAGTTACGCTGCGGCCTTCTTTTCCCCATTCCCAATATAAGAACTACGCAATCCGTTACTTGCGGAGGCGTTGCTATGAAATCCATGGACAAAATTTCAACGGGCATTGCCTACGGCACCTCCGCAGGCAGTGCTGGCTACTGGTTTTTACAGTGGCTTGATCAGGTCAGTCCGTCACAGTGGGCTGCGATTGGTGTACTGGGGAGTCTGGTTCTGGGCTTCCTGACTTATCTGACAAATCTGTACTTCAAAATCAGAGAAGACAAGCGTAAGGCTGCACGGGGAGAGTAATTCAATGACTCAAAACTATGAACTGATTGTGAAAGGGATCCGCAATTTTGAGAATAAAGTTACGGTAACTTTAGCGTTACGGGACAAAAAACGCTTTGACGGTGAAATTTTTGACCTGGACATCTCGCTGGACCGTGTTGAAGGTGCCGCGCTGGAGTTTTATGAGGCAGCAGCCAGAAGGGGCATCAGACAGGTCTTCCTGGATGTTGCTGCCGGGTTATGTGAAGGGGATGAGCAGTCGCCGGAAAAGCGCCCCGTAATTTTAGATGCGCAGAATGTGTGGATAACCCACAAAGGAAAGCTACCAGGAAGAATTACTGGTTCTCTGAAGACTCCTCCAGAATCACAACCTTAAGTCACTGACCGGAACAGATAAACCTGTCCGTGGGCAGAAACCGATAAATCCTGATAAATATCCATGAACGCAAAAATCAGATACGGCCTGTCGGCTGCCGTTCTGGCACTGATTGCCGTCGGTGCGCCCGCTCCTGATATTCTCGACCAGTTTCTGGATGAAAAAGAAGGTAACCACACAACGGCATACCGCGATGGGTCCGGCATCTGGACCATCTGTCGGGGTGCCACGATGGTGGATGGAAAACCCGTTTTTCCCGGTATGAAACTGTCGAAGGAAAAATGCGACCAGGTCAACGCCATTGAGCGTGATAAGGCGCTGGCATGGGTGGAGCGCAATATTAAAGTACCACTGACCGAACCACAAAAAGCGGGTATCGCGTCATTTTGTCCCTATAACATTGGCCCCGGTAAGTGTTTTCCGTCGACGTTTTATAAGCGACTGAATGCCGGTGATCGTAAAGGTGCATGCGAGGCGATTCGCTGGTGGATAAAAGATGGTGGGCGCGATTGCCGCATACGTTCAAATAACTGCTATGGACAGGTTATTCGTCGTGACCAGGAAAGCGCATTAGCCTGTTGGGGGATAGATCAGTGAGCAGAGTCGCCGCGATTATTTATGCTCTGGTTATCTGCATCATCGTCTGCCTGTCGTGGGCGGTCAATCATTACCGTGATAACGCCATCGCCTACAAAGAACAGCGTGATAAAAAAGTCAGTGAGCTGAAGCAGGCGATCGCCACCATCGCTGACATGCAGCAGCGTCAGCGTGATGTTGCTGCTCTCGATGCAAAGTACTCGAGAGAATTAGCCAATGCGAAAGCTGAAAATGAAACTCTGCGCGCTGATGTTGCCGCTGGTCGTCGTCGGTTGCACATCAAAGCAGTCTGTCAGTCAGTGCGTGAAGCCACCACCGCCTCCGGCGTGGATAATGCAACCAGCCCCCGACTGGAAGACACCGCTGAACGGGATTATTTCACCCTCAGAGAGCGGCTGATGACGATGCAGATGCAACTGGAAGGGGCACAGGAGTATATCCGCACTCAGTGCATTAAGTAGCCTTTTTATCGTGGTAAACATTTCGCAGGGTATGAGGTATTTATGCCATCACTAATTCCACGTGCCTGCCGTAAGCGTGGATGTGCAGGTACAACCACAGACAGTTCTGGTTACTGCGATAAACATCGTGGCGAAGGATGGGTACAGCATCAACGCGGACTGAGTCGCCACCAGCGTGGCTATGGCTCGAAATGGGATGCCATACGTGCGCGCATACTGAAGCGTGATAATCATCTGTGTCAGAACTGCCTGCGCAATGGGAGAGCCGTTGAAGCCAGAACTGTGGACCACATCATTCCGAAAGCTCATGGTGGCACGGATGCAGACAGTAACCTGCAGAGTCTGTGCTGGCCCTGTCATAAAGCAAAAACAGCGCGCGAACGCATCAATTGATAACAGTTCCCATCTGTAGGGGAGGGGCGGGTCAAATCTCTGCAGCCCTGGCTGCTCAGTACCGCCGCCTGACCCTTCCTCACATCGCCGCAGGTTCGAAAACTTTTTTTTGGAAATGTGATTAAACGATTGATAGGTAAAACCGATTATGCCAGGACCCCCGAAAACCCCGCCACGCCTGCATTTGATACGAGGCAACCCCTCAAAACGCCCCGTTAAAGACCCCAAAAAAACCGCTAAAAAGGATGAAAAAGGTCTCCCTAAAATTCCGCAACATTTAGGGGCACAGGGGAAGTACTGGTTCAGGCGAATGGCGGAAGAATTGAATGCGGAAGGGATCATTTCTCAGCTTGATGCGCGTGCACTCGAGTTACTGGTGGAAGCCTACACCGAATACCGGCATCACTGCGAAACACTCGATGTTGAGGGTTATACCTACCGCACGGAAACGCAGAATGGCGATGTGATGATCAAGGCACATCCGGCTGCGGCGATGAAGGCGGATGCCTGGAAGCGGATCCGGGCGATGCTTGCAGAGTTTGGTATGTCACCGGCAAGCCGGGCTAAAGTAAATACCGCCGGACCGGATGATGTTGATCCACTGGCAGAGCTTTTAAAAGCGAGAGACTGATGGCAAAAGTGGCTGACGGGATCCGTTACGCCGAACGTGTTGTTGCAGGAGAAATTGTTGCTGGCGAATTTGTCCGTCTGGCCTGCCAGCGTTTTCTTGATGATCTGAAGTACGGCGAAGAGCGGGGGATTTATTTCAGTGAACCCCGTGCACAGCACATCCTGAATTTCTACAAATTTGTGCCCCATGTGAAAGGGGCGCTGGCAGGCCAGCCCATTGAGTTGATGGACTGGCATGTATTTATCCTCATTAATATTTTTGGTTTTGTCATTCCGCTGGTGAATGAAGAGACCGGGGAAGTTGTCATGCGCAGCGATGGCAGCGGACGCCCGGTGATGGTGCGCCGGTTCCGGACGGCGTACAACGAAGTCGCCCGTAAAAACGCAAAATCAACCCTGTCATCGGGTATCGGCCTGTATATGACGGGGGCAGATGGTGAAGGCGGTGCTGAGGTGTATTCAGCCGCAACCACGCGTGACCAGGCCAGAATCGTGTTTGAAGACGCCAAAAATATGGTCAGAAAAGCCCGGTCGACACTCGGGCGGTTGTTTGATTTCAACAAGCTGGCGATTTACCAGGAGCAGAGCGCATCAAAATTTGAACCGCTTTCCTCGGATGCAAACAACCTGGATGGTCTGAACATCCACTGCGCCATTATTGATGAGCTGCATGCACATAAAACCCGTGACGTGTGGGACGTTCTGGAAACGGCAACCGGTGCCCGTCTGCAGTCCCTGTTATTTGGCATCACCACGGCTGGCTTTAACAAGGAAGGGATTTGTTACGAGCAACGCGATTACGCCATCAAGGTATTGCGAGGCTATAACAGCGACGTGGAGGGCGCGGTAAAAGACGACTCCTACTTTGCAATTATTTACACGCTCGATGAGGGAGATGATCCGTTTGATGAAACGGTCTGGCAGAAAGCGAATCCCGGCCTGGGCATCTGTAAACGCTGGGATGATCTGCGTCGTCTGGCGAAAAAAGCGAAGGAACAGGTCTCTGCGCGGGTGAATTTTTTCACGAAACACATGAATGTGTGGGTCACTGCCGAATCTGCCTGGATGGACATGATTAAGTGGGAGAAGTGCGAATACATTGCTCCACAGCATGAGCTGAAAACATATCCCATGTGGGTCGGCGTCGACCTTGCTCATAAGATTGATATCTGTGCGGCGGCAAAGCTCTGGCGAACCGATAACGGACATGTTCATGCCGATTTTAAATTCTGGCTTCCGGAAGGACGGCTGGAACGATGCTCGCGGCAGCAGGCAGAACTTTACCGGAAGTGGGCAGAGATGGGGAAACTCATCCTGACGGATGGTGATGTTATCTATCATGCTCAGATAAAAAGTGACTTACTGGAATGGATTGGTGGTGAAAACCTGAGGGAACTGGGATTTGACCCGTGGAGTGCAATGCAGTTCAGTCTGGCGCTGGCTGAAGAAGGGATACCGCTGGTGGAAGTTCCGCAGACGGTCCGCAATCTGTCAGAGGCCATGAAGGAAACGGAATCACTGGTCTATGCCGGGCGTTTCCATCACAGCAATCATCCGGTCATGAACTGGATGATGTCTAACGTTACGGTAAAACCGGACAAAAACGACAACATCTTCCCGAATAAATCCACGCCGGAAGCCAAAATCGACGGCCCTGTTGCGATGTTTACAGCAATGAGCCGGATGCTGGTCAATGGCGGTGAACCGGAGCCGGATCTGTCTGAACATCTGATTAGTGTTGGTATCCGCTCGCTTTAACCGAGGACATTATGTTTCTGATAATTCTCGCGCCACTGGTGGGCGTGCTGGGTGCGCTTTTGCTGGCGTATGGTGCCTGGCTGATTTATCCCCCGGCGGGTTTTGTTGTTGCCGGGGCGCTGTGCCTGTTCTGGTCGTGGCTGGTGGCGCGATATCTCGACCGTACACAGCCGTCTGTCGGCGGAGGTAAATAGTGTTCTTTTCGGGATTATTTCAACGAAAAAGTGACGCGCCGGTGACCACGCCAGCAGAGCTGGCGGATGCTATCGGGCTGTCA